ACATGATATATCACAAGTATTTAAAAGAGGATGCGGGTAAAGAGAGAGACTTTGCATTAATAAGAAAGAAGACAGATTCCGATAGATTAATCTACATTAGAAAGATTCTAAACAAAGGATTTGATGAAAAAAATGTGAGAGTAAACCACGGAAATATACATACCGTAAAAGGTTTAACGTTTGACAATGTTGTTGTTGATCTCACAAGAACAAGAACAGAGGATTATTTTACACAATTAAGATTAAAATATGTGGCTTATAGCAGAGGCAAGTTTGATTGTTGGACCATTGCATCACAAGATAAATATACGTTAGGAGTAAGATGAAACAAACATTTAAAAGATGGAGTAAAGTTTTAGATAAATTTGTAGATGTATTAGGAAAAGAAACAGACATGAAGACTTGTTTGGTATGTAAAGAAGTTATGAATCAAAAATTTTTTCACCTGTGTATGAAAGATAATTTTAATAACTATCGAACCAGAACCACATGTGCTGAATGTTATAATAAGGATAGAATGCATAGAAGAAGAATGAATTTACTTTATGAAAAACCCGAGTGTTGTGAGATCTGTGGTAAAGAAAAGGATTTATTTCCTGATCACTCACATATAACCAGCGAACATAGAGGATGGTTGTGTAGAGGGTGTAATACAGCAATTGGACAACTGGGAGATACGGTTAAAGGATTAAAAAAAGCAATACAATATTTGATAGAGAGGGACGTATATGACAGATAGTAGTATATTTAAAGGAACAGGATATAAATCACTAGACAAACAGCATGGCGGAAAACACTACCAATCTTTTAAGATCCAACCTGCGGAGTTTATAAACGAGAATAAATTGCTTTTTGCGGAGGGTAATGCTATAAAATATATATGCAGGCACTCTGCAAAGGGAAAGGAAGAAGATATCAAGAAAGCAATACACTATTTAGAAATGATATTAGAAAGGGATTATAATGTGTAAGACACCAGAGGATTTAAATCTTGAGGGTGTTGATACGGTTGCGATAGATATCGAGACGTACGATCCTAATCTTAAAACAAAAGGATCTGGTGCGATACGAAAAGATGGTTTTATCTGTGGTATAGCTGTTGCAACAGAAAATGATCTTGCATATTTTCCCATACGTCATTCTGATACCGACATATCTTTTGAAAGAATAGATAAAATATGGCAGGTCTTAAACGATAAGATATTTCAGAACGAAAATATTACAAAAGTATTTCACAATGCAATGTATGATGTCTGTTGGATAAGATCAGTGACAGGCATGATGATCAAAGGTAGAATTGTTGACACTATGATAGCTGCATCTGTTGTTGATGAAAATAGATTTAAATACTCACTCGATGCATTATCAAAAGATTATTTAAACGAAGAGAAATATAAATATGATCTGCAACAGAAAACATTAGAATGGTCTGGCGGCACGGTGAAAGACCCGATGACCAACATGCACAAACTTCCTGCATCGATTGTAAAAGAATACGCAAAGCAGGATGTAAATCTAACTTACAAGTTATGGAATCTTTTTGATAAAAAAATTGACGAAGTATTATACACTAA